GGATGGAAGTTGCGGAAATGGGTTGTTTGATTAAACCGTCCTATTATAATGAAAAGCCACGTTACAAATTTGTAGCGTGGCTTTTTTTTGTGCAATGAATAAAGAAATAACGATTACAAATAACAATATCGAAAAGGGTAAAGACCGCCTCGATGTATTCAAAGAACATTTGCTCGGCAATCGTAACCTGACAGCAAATCGGGACGTGGTATATTTCGAAAAACTATCAAAAGCATGGGGGTGGGCGTGTAAAATGTACAGCCCGCAGCAAATCGTAAAGATGCTAAATAGGGAATATGGGCATGAGAAAACATTTGCTTATCAAGTGCTGAACGATGCGTTCCGGCTCTACGGAGACGCGTACGATATTAACAGAGAAGGAGTTTTGAAAACACTGATTGAAGCGGCTCATCTTGCACTGTCAATTTCGATTCGAGACAAAGAATCTGAAGGTATCTTAAAATCCATTGATAGGCTCTACAAAATGTACGGCTTTGATAAAGGTGAAGTAAATAACCTGCCTCCTGCCTCGCTCAGGATGCCGGGCGGCACTCGTGTATATACTTCAGGTCCAGTTCAAATAAATAATATCGAACAAAATGGAAGTGCTGGAACTGAAGGTTAATAAAAAACAGGCAGAATTTATTGAGCGAGTTTGCGAGAACAAAGCCGATTTCATCGACGAAAAAACGGGGCTTGGTTGGCAGACGGGTTTCAGGGCTACGTTTCAAGGAGGAAGGGGATCGGGCAAAACAAACGCTTTGATGCGTATGATTGCAGAAGTAGCACACGAATTGCCTCGGGCAAAGATAGCGTTGGCGAGCCTGACCTATGGACACGTTCAAAACGTCGTCCTTTCTCAAAGCCGAAAAGTTTGGGCAGAATACGGATTGCATGAATACCATCCAAAACTCCGCCCATGGGGGCACTATGTAATTAACCGAAAGCCGCCTGAGGATTGGGATACTCCGCTTGAGGGAATGCAATCTTTTGAAAACGTTACCAGCTTTGTAAATGGGGTAGCGTTAGTTTATGTTTCCGCCGACCGTCCCGAAACGGCACGTGGGCATAATTTTGACGTGCTCCTAATGGATGAAAGTTTTATGCTCAAACATCATTTTTACGATGCTATTCTTCGAAAAACAGTGCGGGCAAATAAAGGCACCTACAAAGACCCACGTACAGATAGAAAGGGACATAATCATCCGCTGCACTGGCTAATTGCAGACTTTACTAGCGGTGCCTGGATACCAGCACAACAATGGATATATATTACTGAAGAACTTCAGAAGAAATACCCAGAGCGGTACTACTTCCTGCAAGCTAACGTCTACGACAACATTGAGAACCTGCCCGGGAACTGGATCCAGATGGAACGCGAAGCTGCTACTTCAGATAGAGCTTTTCGTATCGAGGTATTAAATGAGCGGGTGAATCAGCTACCCAACTCATTCTACTCAGCATTCGATGATAAGATCCATACTTACTTTCAAATGTCAGACTACGTGTGGGACGATGATGCTAAGCTGTATCGGGACATTCGTATTGATTACCAAGCCAACAAGCCGCTCGATCTTGGGCTTGATTTCAATGCAATGTTCACTTCGCTCCTGATTGCTCAACAAAAAGCAACTGATTATCTGATTATCAAATCGATGTTTGTTAAGCAGTCAAAATCAACTCTCGTTGAGCAGATTGCTAATGATTTCTGTGATGAATACAAGGATCATCGCAACAAAAAAGTGTACATATATGGCGACCATAGCGGGAAAAGTCGCGACCCAGGACGGCGTAAGACATTATACGAGTCCTTTTTTGACGTACTACGTGGGCGTGGTTGGGTAGTAATCAATAAGGTACAGCGGATGTACCCACCCTACCAAATTAGATACCAAGTGCTCAACGCTATCTTAAACGGAACATCCAAGACCCCAACCGTAAAGGTAAATGAAGTACATGCAAAGGATCTTATCATCTCTATTCAGAATGCACCTGTTGTAAAAGACACTTTTGAAAAAGACAAGACTTCGGAGCAAAACGAAAACGTTGACCAACGATTTGCGACTCACTTCTCCGACATATTTGATTACATGATTTTCAAAAAGTTCGCAAGATTCATCCCAAAACTTTCTTCAGCCCGTTCAAGAGTTTCGTTCAAATAATTTTAATTCAAATTTCAAAAATGAGTTTTCACATATTCAAAAGTGAAAAGAGCGATAGCCAAATCGCCAAAGTGCGGGCATAAGTAAAAAGAAAGGCGGAAGGTTAAGGGTCTAAAAAATTGGTAACACGCTTATGAGTAGGGTTTTGAATATATGAAAGAGCGGAATAGCAAGCTGTGCGAGTTCCGTCCTACTTTCTTTTGCTTGTTTTCGGGACTTTTGAGCATGAAAACAATCTATATCAAGGATGTTTTGCGGCAAGTGCGACTGGCTGGAAATGGATTCCCTTTAAATTTTGACATTGAATACCGACGAGCTGATGGCACGTTTGGAAGCAAAAAAGATTGTACGCGAGCTGGTGCCGGACTTGCGATTTCTGATAAAAAAAGAGACATGGCAAGTATTAGCTACAAAGAGAGCCGGGCAAGCAAATTACAGCTTGAAGTGTGGGAAGGTGGAAAAGTGAAAGTGTTTGATATTTGGATTTGTTTACTGGTAAAATTTAACGGGCAACTAATTGACCCACGATTTTAATGAAGAAAGATATTATAAAAATTGGCAGTAAAGCACTGGCGTTTCTTACAAACGGCACGAATACCGACGGCGTACGTGACGAAACGAGCGTACGTGGCTCTATTGTCAAACAAGTATTTACCGCAGGTGGGAACTATGATATTTATCCTTGGGGGGCAAACAATAAGATGCCACACCTGAAGATCCAACTTTTGCGGAGTAATGGCGATGCTATGAATTTGCTTGAAACGCGGGTAGACTTTTTGTACGGCAGCGGCTTTGGGTTTTTTAGGCATGAAGTGAAAGCTGGGAAGTTGATTAAAACGCCTTTTTTTTCTGATGAGATACTTGAGCTTGATAAAGTTGTGGATCTGCAAATTTTGGCAGTTGAAATGCTAACGGCACTCTGCGAAACTGCCAACTTCGTGTGTCACGTTTCGCAAGATGGGTCTACTCCTATCCTTACCACCCGCGACGTAATGACATGGAGGCAGGCGGTAGCAGAAAACGGAAAAGTAAAGGCGGGTATCATTTGCCCGGATTGGTCTGACGAGGATGTGGTAAGTAAAGAATGTATAGCCGTGCCTTATTGGGATGGAAGAAATGGAAATGACGGACTTATACACGGCAAACTGCCACAAAGCGGACAATTCTATTACGGATTTCCGAAATGGTGGGCAGAAGAATCCTGCGAGTGGCTTGAAACTATGAATGTTATTTCAGGGCGTATTAAAGAAACTGTTGGTAGTAATAACAACGTGAGCCATATCGTGCAAATAGCGAGCAGCTATTTTGACCAAATGGTGGCGGATAGACAAAGTAGCGAAGAGCTTGACGAAGACTTTGATTTTGAGGCGGAGAAAGCAAAAGCACGTAAGGACTTTCATCAAAACGCTCAAGACTTTCTTTTCAACGGGAAACTTAAAATATTGGTAGATGAGTGTGATGTAGATGTAACGGGCAGGCTTTCTCCGTTAATTAATTTTCAGGAAGTCAAACGTTCTTTAAATTCTAAAGAATTTATTGATGCGTATGATGCGGCCTTACGTGCTTTTGCGAATGCGAGTGGCATCTTGAGCGGACTGGCGGGAATTTCTGACGGAAAAGTAATGGGTGGATCTGGCAGCGAACTGAAGGTGAGTGCCAACTATCAGCAATTTTTTCGCACCCCTCGTGAACGGATGTTGGTGAGCCGGGTAATTGATAGGGTGTACCGCCAACACCTGAATTTGCCGAACGATGTTTATGCCGGATTTTACTCTGTGCAATTGGTAAATGACAATATGGATAAAGGCGGCGTAAAAACTGATAATTCTGACAACGCAAACTCAAAAAGCTGATGCTGATACGCAATATTGACACCGTAATTAAATACTTGGGGCGGGCGGTAAATACGTCTATGACTTTTGGCTGGATTGAAGCGTATTGTAACAATGCCGAAAATGAGTATTTGACCCGGGTTTTGGGTGAAGAACTCTTAGAAGAATTGAATACGGTTCTTGACGGTACACCGACAGGTTTCCCGCAAAAGCTGATTGAAAAAGCTCAAGAAGTGACGGCGTGGTACGGGTACGGGGCTTATCTGCCATTTAGCATTGGGCAGGATGGAGATTTTGGATTGCAGGAAGAAGATACAGATAAATCCTCTCCGGTGCGGATTGGGGTACTGGACAAGCGACAGCGGGAAGCAGCTGAAAATGCAAGTAAGGCGATGGAGCGGCTTTTGGTTTGGCTATACTTTAACAAAAACGAATTTGAAACGTGGAAAAGTAGCGATACTTATCAACAACGTGCGGGATTGTGGATTGAAACGGCGACAAAAATGACGAAATGGGTACCGCAAGTGGCAAATAGCTACCGACTTTTTGAAACGCTGATGCCGTATTTGGCAAAAACGGAGCGGGATGTGGTACGCCGTGCGGCTGGTGCGGTGGTATATGATGCCTTATTGACGAAAATAAAGGCGGGGGATACGCTTGATGCGACCGAAGCAAAGCAAGTTATTTGGATTGAGCGGCTTATTGCTACTCAGGGGTATCTTGAAGCTCTACCACACCTAAATATTGTACAAACCGGATCTGGAGCGTTGCGGGTATTGAGTGATTTTGACGGGATATATAATCGCAAGGCGGTGGATGGGAAAGGTTTGCAACGCCTGATTGATTTGGCACAAACTGAGGCAAGACGCTCTATGAACGTGCTAAGGCGTGGTTTTTCTACGGAAGACGGCAGCTTGAACAAGTTGCCTGACAATAGTGCGAACGGGATAATTTTCAGAATGAAATGAGAAACATAAAATACATCGTATTGCATTGCACGGCTACTCCTCAGACAACGACGGTGGCGAGTATT